AGGATGAATGGAAAGTGGCCCTGCAAAAACATGAAAAACATATACATTTTACACGAAGTCGTGCACAAATTGTAGAAATGTTTCTTGCAGCCTTTCGTGATATAATTGCAACCGTTACAACAGCTACCCCTGATGAAATGATTCTACAATTAAATACATTAATGCTCTTTACCATTGAACAATACGACGCAATGAATAAAGAATATAATTCTACTGTAAAGATTGCAAATTATATTCCTGTTTGGACGGATGAAAGATGGAGTCCTCCTAAAAAGGAGAAGAAAGTCACGAAGATCAAAAAGGCTACGAAAGCCATCATCGAGGAGGAGGAGTAATCCCCGCGGTAACCTTTTTCAACCGATCATCAAAAATGGCATTTACCTCATCCTCCAATCGATTCAACATCATCACTCGAAACGATGTATTGTTGGGGTGCAAAATAACCAAGGCTAGTTCCGATACCTTCATACCATACTTTTTCTCCAAAATTGTTGCATAAATATTTAACTGTAGTGTGTAATGCCAATAATTTGTATCGGGTAAATGTTCTACCGGTTCTAGCCCTGATTGAAATGAATTCTCCGTTTTAATATCTTTTGCACGTTTCCAATCATAAATAGCAATCGTTCCATCAGGTTTCCTATACACCATATCAATGGATCCTGCCAATCGTATCTCCTCGTAAAACACTAACCATTCGGTTCGAAAGGGGGTATAGCCTCGTGGAATCCGAAACTTGGTTTCATACCGCATAAAATAGTCCCATTCCACTCCTTCTTGAACACTCCATTCATCAAGAGCAACATTTCCAATGGGGGAGGCATTGTAATAATGTTCAATGTCTAAATGCATTCGTGTACCGGCTTCCGAGGCTTCTTTGCCATTCGCAGCCCATAAGGCTTTAATCTCTTCTGGACTCATCCCCCAATACTTGTTAGAGTCGTTCCAATTGCGGCCCCGCATCATATTTGTAATCACTTTGTCGGCATCAAAATGTCCAAAAAAAGAGTGAACAAATCCGGTACAAGATATATCGTATTTGCTCCCATCAATGGTATATTTATGCGTGGGTTCATCAAAACTAATCCGTGCATCACGAGGATGGGCGTTCACCACCGCCAACCGCTGCCAAGAAAGTGCTCCTTCGGAGGAAAGTGGCATATTATTAAAAATATAGCATTATTAGTTTAAATGCCTTAATAAGTTGTACCAACCAGTGCCATAAGGGCACGACCATAGAGATTGTCTCCCTCCATGCCACCGCCCAACTCATTGGCAACAGTAGGACCGGTGTAGAAGGCTAACCGTACTTTTTGTTCTTTGACAGCTTCCAAAATACGTTGAAATTCTTTATCGGTTTCATACCGTTGAAATACATATTCATCCAGAATGGCTTCTTTTTGTTCATCCCAGGCTGCTTGATCAAATCCATACTTCTTGACATCCTTCACCTTTTTACGAATCTCTGAAAGATCATTGAGTTTGGAGAAGAGAGAGGGACCTAGTTCAGGTTTGGTAGAGAGTTTGAATTTTTCAGAGGCCATGGCGGCTTCTAGATTGGGGTAGGTGAGGGAGGAATCGGATCGATCGTGAAACTCAAAGGGAGCGGCGGAGGAAAGATATTTGGCCCATCCTTTGTTTTTAATTTTCAAATCATCTTTTTCAACTGATTTTTCATAAAATTTAAGGATAGGGCCCTCTACAACTTCTAATTCTCCATCTACAGAGATAAGATCCTCTGTAGGAGCTTCAGAAGGGACTTCCTCATGAGTAACACCCACAATATCATCTAGATCAATTAATTCTTCAGGTGCCGATTCACGCATTAGAATGGGAGCAGGGGCTTCGTCTTCAGCAGGTCGAATCACCAATGCGGGAGAGACATGATCCGAGGGAGGAGCAACCACAGAACTTGTTTTTCGTTTGAAGATAAACCAGCGGTGGAAATAAGAATAATCTTGAATCACTGGAATCATAGGATATAATTCGCCATGTTCTGCTGCCATCTTGTGAGAGGTTTCAAACATGGCGGTTGAATTACGCAGCCCAATGGACCGGCTTTCCTCCTCGGTCAACAGTTCGCATCCAATTTCACGAAGACGTTTCACTAAATAAGGAAAGCTCATCAAATATTCTTGGTGCTCCTCTCCAATACTAGCAAAGTAGACATTAATAGCACGTCCCAATCCTTCGTCACTATCAGGAAGAACACCTGTGTAAGCATCATCGTATTGTTTGCGAATAGACCAAAGGGTTGTATCCTTTTGTATCCCTGAAAGAAGTTGTCCTTCTGGAACGGCTTGGAGTTTCTTGGCTACCGTATCTCCATCAAAACAGCATCCAATAAAGTAGCCATCGGTTTTAAGAGAGGCTCCTAGATTCATGAGCCATCCATCAAACATGGCACGATCACGGAACATATAATGAAGTGTAAACATAATGGACACAACATGAAATCCACCTGTTGCAATTCCTTCCAATCGTTTTACCATAGAGGGAACGGTGGGTTCTGGATGACCCCAAAGAGAGCGTAGCATCGCACGATCAGCGGGAGTCATACCAGCGGTTCCATCAGCATAGAGTTTGGAAGCATCGGCCTGGAGAAAGACCATGGGCGCCACACGATCGCGGCCTCCTCGTTCTTGTATTTGTTCAATGTATCGTTTGTAAATACTATCCCGTGGATCCAGTAATCCACTTTCGGCAATATCGCAGCCCAATACAAACTGAGCTCCATTATAAATCCATTTTTGTAAATCTCCTCCTTTTCCACAGGACATATCCAAGAGTTTGGGCTCTTTGAAAGCATGAAGTGTAGAATGAAGTAGAATTTTATTTTTAATATATTTATTATGAAAATTTTGTAATCCTTTTGTCATCTTTGTATCAAATTTGGAAACACCAAGTTTGTAATAAAGTTTTGCCATATCTACCATTTCACTCTTTGGAAAGAGCGACCCTGTGCAGATCATCTCTTTCGTAATGGGTTCGTGGATGGACGTCCAAATGGATTGTACCGTTCGATCATTGTTAAAGGTTCGCTTAAATTCTCCCCGTTGAAATTGACTTGTCTTATCCCATCGAACTCGTGTTGGTTCCCATCGAAATCCAATTGGATTCTCAGGATGATAGGCCATTTCTACAATCGATCGATCAGGAATAATATCTCGACTGCGATTTGTATACATTTTTCCTTCTTCAATGGGTACATAGCAAATAGAGGCATAGGGATCGTATGGATCGCTAATAAATTCCAATGGCTTATACTGCACTCGTTCACTAGGAGGAGCAATGGGCTCTTCATCTAAAACTGTCTTTCGTACATCACGATATTGAATATTGGCATCGGATCCAACGTAAAGGTGCAATGTTTTACAAAGTACCAAGGCATCTCCTTTTAATTTGATAGACTCTTCAGGTTCCATCATCACAAGAAAATCAACTGTATTTTCTTCAGCAGGTTTCCATTTGAGCTGAGCTGCCCAGGACCCTCTTCCCTTGGGAAGAGGGGTTGCATTGGGCGTAAAGATCAATCCATCAATGTGATAAGGAGGTTCTACAGAAAGACGATCCAATACAGAGTTTGCTTCCGTAAAGATACCTCCTGGTACAGAAGGATCAACGGTTGGCTGAAATGTTTTCATACTAATTTGAAGTGATTTCGAGGGAGGAATTCCTTTTACAATAAATTCAGCCTCACGAAGAACCGCAATGGCTTCTTGCATTTCTTGAAGTCGCGTTTCAGCATCTTTTACACGTACATAAAAGGGGCGTTTTGTAATATCCATACCCTTTCGACCATTGTAAATATCAAAGGCATAATAATAACTGACAGGTTCTTTTTTGGCATTCTGATGGATAAATTCTCCATCCAATACAACACCCGCCCACGTTGTATTCAATACTTTTCGATCGGTTCCATATAATTTCATATTTTTATCCATTAGATAAATACGACCATCTTCAGCAACAAACAGTAGCCGACGATCTCCGTCGGCTTTATCTGTTACATTATAATCATCAAATCGAATGTTAGGGGTTCCAGGTACTTTTTCATTTGCAATATGTTCCATCATGAGAGTGGCAGGTTGTGATCCTGGAAATTCAGTCATTCCAAGAACAGATGAAATTTGTTGTAGAATAGACTCAGATACAGTTTTGGATAGAATCACATAGGATTGTTGGAGTCCTTGAAGAACTTGGGCCATTCCACTTAGAAATCCATTCAAGCCTTTGGATCCAAATATGGATCGAAGGGCCTCTAGTTCCATTTCATAGTGAATAGGAGCCTTCATAACACCAGAGTCTTCCAATGTTTTAGCCGGTTTGCTCTGTTGAACAACTGTTGCATCAAATTGAACTCCTGGATTCTTTTCACTTGTAAAGGAATATCGTTTCATGTAGCGAAATGTTTTTACACTTGTGGCCCAACCAGCTAAGGCTCGTTTCACTCGCGAATCATCCTTTTCGACTGGACGTTCACGACGAACTTTTACTTTGACTCCTTCGTAATTATGAAACAATAGATCGGGAGTTCCATGCGGTTGTTTAATAACTACATGATATTCTTGCAATTTTCCAGTTTCTTTGTATAATTGAATTTGTGAATCGCCTACAATTGAAATTCGAACTCCCTCTCCCAGACTAATATTCAGTTTGGGAGGGGCAGGAATTTCACGAAGTCCGATGGATCGTAAGAACTGGACAACATGAAGCCAATCGACATAGGTTTTGGTAGGAAATGTAGTTTCCAATTCCAAATCCTCCGAGCCTTCCCAGGCGGCCCATACCTGGGTCACCTGTTCATGTTCGGATTTTGTTATGGATAAACTCATCCTCTCTATTAATCTTTAGTATTTTATAGCCTTAAGCTACCATTCTTATATTGTATCAATTTTCTACAGAATAAAATTGAATATCAACTCTATTCTGTAGGAATATGTAAATTACAATGGAACCTCTTCTTCTCTTGGCTCGTGTGGCTGCAAAAGAGTATGATAAAAGGATGAAACGAGCACAGCTAATTGAAGAAGAGTTTGCTAAATTGCACCTTTCTATAAAAGGAGCTGACAACCGACTTTACATTCGTGTTGCCTCCAAGAAAGAGGACCGTGAGCTTCTACTGCTAGACGAGATGCGAGGAGTTCAGCAGAACTCCATTCGAAACTATCTTTCAAAAGCTTCAGATATAACCATTATATTTATAAACGAGAGACTTACGGCTGAACTTCATCATGGATTTTGACATGCGCGTCGTCGCCGTGCGGCAGCAATCTGAACAATCTGTTCTGATTTCTTTCCTGTGACAGTGATCCCCACTTCAGTAGCATCTTTTTCAAGTTCAGCGACTGTTTTGGAGGAAAGGATGGAGAGACAGGAAAGAGCAGGAGTCCAACCAGCACCGGGAGTGGCATCCACCCAAGCAAAGAGTGCAGAAACTGTAGAAACTCCGCGACAAAGACGACCTTCGTAAACATGAAACAGGACCGGTTCTTTTTTTACAATGGCCGGATCCGCACCTGGCCAAAGTCCAAAATGCAAAGGATCCTTCCATACAACACATCGAATTCCTTTAGCTAAACAGAAAAAATCAAATAAAGCAGATGTTTCTTTACAAGTAAAGAGAGCCGCCCAATCAAATCGAAGGTTTGCTTTTTGCAATTCAAAGAGATCTCCTCCTACAGCGGCACGTGTTTGAAAGTGCGTTTGAAGCAATTTCTTAGTCCATCCTCGTGAGCGTCCTCCTTCTGAACTATACAAGGATGGAATCATCGCTTCTAATCGAACCGCTTCCTCCTTTTCAATCTGTCGGGCAGTTCGAAAGGGAGCATCGTCATACATTAAATCAGCAACTCCAATGCAAAGAGGATCCACGGGACGTCCGTAGGGACGAAGAACTAGGGTAGCAACTCTAGGAGCTGCAACAGGAGCTATAACAGGAGCTATAACAGGAGCTGCAACAGGAGCTATAACAGGAGCTATAACAGGAGCTGCAACAGGAGCTATAACAGGAGCTGCAACAGGAGCTATAACAGGAGCTGCAACAGGAGCTGCAACAGGAGCGATTCTCCATACACGTTCAGATTCCTGAACAACCCATGTAGGAAGTCCTTCCGTTCGTGTAGGATTTTTCTTTACTAGTTCAATTAATTCTGTAAAGGATACCATCTTATATAGAATTAATTGTTGTAAC